GCTTGGAAGTATTGGAAGATGTAAATGTAGATGCTACGACATTTAGAACACCAAATCTAATTCTAAAAACAACCGCAGCAGGTATATGCGAATTTGTAGAGCCTATTGAGACTGTAAGAGGACTATTAGATGTTGTACAAACACCAACTGCACTAGATCCTATTACTACACAAGGACTAGTTCTTACAAGTTTAGGAATGGGTTCAGATCAATATGAATTCCAACTTCCTAACATACTTACAGATTATATTGTAGGCTGGAACCCAGTCAATGATAATGCTATAGGAGCAGTATTAACTGTCACAGGCGCAGGTAACTTCCAATTTGAAATGCCATCTGTAGCTAGACTAGACGATGTAAATGTAGGCAATGCTGTAACACCAAACACTGTATTAATGAGTGATACAGCGGGTAATTATACATTTGAAAATATAAACTTCAATCATTTATTGAATATTGATTATGCTAACAGCACACAAAATAATTGGAGTTTGGCAAGCGACGGAGACGGAACTTATAGCTTTAAACAGCCACTTCTAAAAACTACAGAAGATGTTGATACACTAACTAATGATCCACGTAACGTAGATGATTTAGTTATGACATCACGTGGCGATGGCACATTTGGATTCAAAAGACTAGACTTTGATTCATTTGCTTCAGTAACAACTACAGGCGCTGGTGCTGGCTATATAATGATTACAGACGGTAGTGATAACTTCTCATTTATACAACCTTTGATGAGAACATTACAGGATGTTACAAATGGAACAACTGCTGGCAGCGAGATAAATTGGGTACTAGCAAGTAACGGTAATGGCACTTTTAGCTTTAAAGATATTGCTAACAACTTGTTCAACAGACGATGGGAAGACTTTGATTATGACACTACAGTTCATCCTGTAACAGGCACAACTTATGCCCCAACTACTACACCTAATCTAGTATTTGTAACAGACGGAGATGAAACATATAGCTTCAAGTTTCCTACTTTAGACTTTTTAGTTGATATAGATGACACAACTAATAATCCTAAAACAACAGAGAACCTTGTGCTAACAAGCACTGGAACAAATGGAACTTATATGTTCAAAGAGGCTGAGCCACGCATTCAAAACCTGCGTAACTTAGACGCTTCAACAAATAATCCAGACATTGTTCCTAATTTGGTATTGACAAGTAAGGGTGACGGAACATATCATTTTAGCACATTCAACGAGTTCAATAACTTACCAGACGTAGATACAATTACTAATGATCCAAAGACTACTGCTAATAAGATTATGATATCTACAGGCACTGGTAACGCAACAGATCCTTATTATAAATTTGTAGATCAAGAACTTGAATACGCAACTGATGTAGATTTTACAGACGCAACCAACGCTGACTATGTTCTAACAAGCCGAGGCGGAGGTGCGTATAATTTTGTAGAACCAAACACTCTTATTACAAAAACACTTGTTGGGCTAACTGATATTGACTTTACACCTGATGGTATTGATGACTATCAAACTGTAATGGGTCTTGTATTAACTACTGATGGAATGGGTGGATTCAACTTTAGAAATCCATCAGATTGGATGACTAGACTTGATAATATGTATGATGTCAATACTACTGTAACACAATCCGTTGGAACTACTGTCAAAGCAGATAGGACATACGCAGACCCAATCAATCCATTACTACCGCCTTCATCGACAGCCATACCAGGATTAATGTTAGTGTCAAATGGCGATGCAACTTATGATTTTATCTATCCTGAGTTGAGACTAATGGTAGATTTAGATACTGTAACAAATGATCCTTTGACTACTGAAGGACTGTTTTTATTGAGCGATGGAAATGGTGAATTTAACTTTGGGTCATCTATTCCAGGATCACTTACAGTAGGAGATTTGCAAATAGCGGTAACAGCAAATAATGAAATAGATACACTTAGCATGGATCTCATACTTGACTCAGCTACAGGGCAAACTATTGTAGATGATGACTTGAGTGTGTCTGGTAGTGTAGTAGTTGGTGGAGATTTAACAGTACAAGGCACAACTACAACAGTCAATTCAACTACTGTTACTATTGACGATCCAATATTTACATTGGGCGGAGACGAGCCACAAACAGTGGCGGATACAATGGATCGCGGTATTGAATATCAATGGCACGATGGCACAGATCCAAAGCTAGGATTTTTTGGTTGGGACAAATCAGCACAAGCATTTACCTTTATCCCAGATGCCACCAATATAGCTGAAGAATTTAGTGGATTACCAGGTGATATTATAGTAAATGATATTGATGCTACAAATATTGACGCTACAGAAATGATTACAACAAAAGACATTCAAATAGCTGAAACAGGAACGCTAAGAGAATTACCTATAGCGACAGAAGAATTTGCCCTAGTGATGGCGATTGCACTTGGTTGATAAATAATAGTAGAGATAAGGATTATAAATGGCAAATAATTTCAAGAATGCAGGCACAAACGGAATATCAACTGATCCATCTAACCCAACAGTATTATATACTGCCAATAACGGAACGCCTGTAAATTCAATCTTATTAGAATTAGATATTGCTAACGTAGGTACAAACATTGCGAATGTTACTGTATTGCTAAATGATGTTAGCGCAGGTACCCAATATCATATTGTAAAAGATGCAGAAGTTCCAGTAAAAGGAACCCTAAAGATTATTTCAGGACAAAAAATAGTATTGAATCTTGGAGATGAAATACATCTATACTCAAACTTTGCAACATTAGATGCACTAGCATCTATACTTGAGGATGTAGCATGATCCGAGAAGAAACTAATCTAGAGTATATTGGAACTTTTGGTAACGATGATATAGATTATATAGATTTAGCTAACAACAATTGGCTTATATCATTGACAGTATTTCCATTTTATAGAACTGACGGAGCATTTAGCCCAATATGTTTAAATAGAGCTGGTAACGTACCATTTACAAACTGGGATGGCAGCGAAACAGAAGTTAAGGTGAATTAAATATGGCACAAGTTGAATTAGTAAAAGCAATTAAAACGTCTGGAATAGTAACTGCCTTAGGCGAACTAGCACCAGGTGATTTTTTCTTATTGCGAGGAGATGCAGGAGAAGGAGGCGGTTTTTATGTCAATAACTCAGCTAACTCATTCTCAACACAAATAGTTGGAGCAGAAGTAGCATCAAATATTAAGCTAACGCTACCACCTACAGTAGGTAATCCAGGAGAAGTATTACAAACAGACGGAGCAGGTGTATTAACATTTACATCAAGCCCATCTATTTCTTCTCTTACTATTAGTGGAGACTTAGCAGTAGGCGGCAATTTTGATTTGACAGGAAATATTACTATTGGCGGAAATTCCAATGCTGGTGATGCTGCTACAGATACATTGACTATTGCTGCTGACATTACATCAAATATTATTCCAGATGTAGATGATACATATGATCTTGGAAGCACAACACAACAATGGAAAGATCTCTACATCAACGGAAAAGCAACTATTGATACTTTACAGATTGATGAAAATTCTACTTTGCTAGGAACACTATCAGTTGCAGGAGCTACTACACTAAGCTCAACATTAGGTGTTACTTCAAACACTACTGTAGGCGGAACTTTGGGAGTTTCTGGAGCTACTACACTAAGCTCAACATTAGGTGTTACGGGAGCTACTACATTAGGAAATACTCTTAGTGTTACAGGAGCTACTAATATAAACAACAATTTGTCTGTTTCTGGAACTGCTGGTATTACAGGCGCTACGCAAATAGACGGTGCTTTGACAGTCTTAAGTGCTAGTAATTTAGTCACTACTACAGTGACAGGCGGTTTTAATGTAGTAGGTAATAGTGGTTTAGACGGAACGCTTACTGTAACCGGAGATACTACATTAGGAGCTCAACTAGCGGTAGTAGGACAATCAACATTCCTTGGAACATTTATAGCAGCAGGAGCAGAAAACTATCTTGGCAATAATTCAGATGATAGAGTAGCAATATATGGTCTCGTAAACTCTGATATTGTGCCAGACACAGATTTAGCTCGATCTTTAGGATCTCCATCTACTTATTGGCAGTATGCTTATATTGGTGGATTACTTTCTCAAAATACAGCAGTTGGCAATATCCAAACTGCTGTAACAACTAGCAACACTATTGATACTGACGCTGGCAATTTAATAATAGATTCAGCTGGGGGAACAGTACAAATAAATGACAATATCGAAATACAAGGTTCAGCTAAAATTACTGACACAGTATATTTGGGCAACTGGACTATTCAAACAAACGCCAGTAATGATATATTATTCTCTATTGGCGGAACTGTAATGTTTAAAATGGATTCTACTGGTGTCTTCCAGAGCGGAACCGATGTAACTATATAATAAGGAGTATATAAATGGCAGTTTCATTAAATCAATTAAATACCGACTATGAAAAAAGCCTAGCCGCTTTTGGAATGGAAACAACAGGCGCCAACAGAGGAACTTTTGCTGGCGGATCATCAACAGTAACAGGCACACATCTTGGAACAAATGTTCCTTTGATGACGGGTCTTTCCAACATGGATACAAGTGTTGAAAATATTAAAGTTGATTCAGTATCACAAACCAGAGCTACTGGACAAACTATTGCTTCACCACTAACATTAAGCAATACTTTGACTGTGGCTCAACCTTCAACCTTCAGCAGTAATCTAACGGTTATTGGTAATTTGATTGTAGGCGGTACAACTACAACTGTCAATTCACAACAAGTTACAATTGACGACCCAGTTATGACACTAGGTGGTGATATAGCTCCTACTACAAACGACGGATTAGATCGCGGTATTGAATACCGATGGCATGATGGAGCTGGTGCAAAAATTGGTTATTTTGGCTTTAGCCGAGCCGATAATGCTTTTACATTTATTCCTGACGCTACGAACACTAGCGAATCATTTAGCGGAATGAAAGGCAACATTGTAGTAAATGATGGAACATTCAATACTGTAACAGCAAATTCTTTTGTTGGACCAGTTGGTGGCAATGCTGATACTGCTACTCAACTAGAAAATTCTTTGACTGTAAATTTTATTGGCACATATGCTACAGGTTCAACAGGTGCTTTTACTGGTAACGAAGGAAGCATTGATGTAACACTAACAGCTCTGCAAGCTGACAAATGGACTAATCCTATTACTGTTACATATATTGACGACGAAGCTAATTTAGGTGATGTTGTTGGATCAGTAGGATTCGATGGCACAGCCAATAAGCCAGATATCAAACTAAATGTCAAAAGAGCAGAGAAATGGAAAACTGCTAGAACTATTACATTAGGTGGAGATACTACAGGTAGCGTAACATTGGACGGTACTGCTGATGTAAATCTTGCAGTAACTGTAACAGAACTTCCTAACAAGGCTAACATCAGTGGAGATAATACGCAAGATTTTGCAACTAAAACTTTGTCAGTTGGTGCTGGCGGTTGGGCTATGGAACAAGATGTTGATGGGAATGTAGTTATTAAGCATGGAACTTCTACGCTTTTCAAGATTACAACAGCAGGTAATGTTCTAGCAGCTGGCGACATTTCTGCACAGGAAACTTTATAAAAGGATTATAAATGGCAATTTCACTAAGTTCAGTCAGTAACCAGCTGGCCCTTACTAATTCAAGTATAGGAATTGATCCAAGCTCAGGCTCAATTAATGTATCTGGATCACCTGGGACAATTTCTAGCGGAGATTCAGTAGTTCAAAGTTTGGAGAAACTAGATACTGCTATACAAAATTTAAATTCAGTTGATGCCGGCTTGTCTATGAATAAAGCTGACAAATCAGGAAGTGATTTTTATGGACCAATTGGTATTCAAGCATCTTTTATAAGCTCAACCAAATGGACATTTTCAGTAAATGCCAGTAATCAACTGATTTTTAACTATAATGGAACTGATGTAGCAACTGTTAATACAGACGGAACCTCATCGTTTGGTGGATCTACAGCAGTAGTATTACAAACTACTGGAACATTTGATATGTCTGCAGGAACTAATTTCAAATGCACTCCTGCAGGAGCTATAACTATAGGCTTTTCAAATTTAGTAAATGGACAATCTGGATCTATATATTTTGATAACAGTGGAGGGCACGGAGTTACACAAGGAACTAATGTAAAAATATCAGCCAACGATTTATCAGCAATCAATGGAAACGCTGGTATTTATTGGTTAGCATATTTTACTGATGGAACTGATGTGCTTGTAGCCTCTTCAGGATCCTTAACATGAGCTTTCCGCTGATAAGCCAAACAAATAAAACACCACCTGTTGCAATAACTATGCCAACAGGTAGTTCTCTTGGGACTAATCAGTTTTTAAAATTTCCAAGATCAACAGGCGGTTCATTTGCTAATAATTTAGGAAGCTCTTTTGTTTTATCAATGTGGGTCAATATACCTGACTTTACAGAAAATAGAGCAATTGCAGGAGCAGCATATCAAGGCAGTGCTGCTCGATCATCTGCTCTTATGATAAGAAGCGATGGCTCTCTACATTATTGGCAACACAATAATGATTCAGGATATAATATAGACCTATCTACTGCGTCAGGTATGGTAGCAGGGCAATGGTATCATATACAAGTTAATCATTATAGAAATTCAGCTGATATAACAGATCAAACAGTCACTATCTATCGAGACGGTGTAGCAATAATTGGACCTGTAACCGCTTGGACTTCCTTATTCTCAAATCAGCACACTTATCAAGCATTTAATGCAAATACTTCATCAACAGGCGAACAAATTACGCATACTATTGGAGCTTATATAGGAAATAATGCTGGCTCAATGACACCATACAGTGGAGGAATGAATTTTTGGCGCTGCTATATGATTGATGGCGATCAAGGCGATTTCCCAAATCCAAGTAGCTTTATAAGCACAGACTCAAATGGAAATATTGGCGCAATACCATACACGGGTGGATTTGGCACTAACGGTTACTTTTTAGAAATAGATGGCCCAGTATCAGTCACAGAATTTGATTTATCTGGGAATGGGATAGTTTGGGAGGCGGCTAGTTTCTAATAATATCCTTCGATACGATTTCTATATAAAGATAAATACTTTTATAGAATTATGACGAAGGATATACCATAATGGCAACCGTAATAAAACTAAAATCTTCTTCAACTCCTGGAGCAGTCCCTGCTCCATCTTCGTTACAAACAGGCGAAGTAGCCTTAAACTTAGCCGATGGCAAAATTTTTGTAAAAGATACATTAAATAATATCAAGACAGTAGCATCCGGAACCATCGAAGGTTTGGCTGATGTAGATTTTTCTACTGCGCCTACTAATAATCAACTTTTAAGTTTTGATGGCGCAACTAGCAAATGGGTTCCTATCACTTCAGGCTCTGCTATAGGATCAACAGATGATCTAGCAGAAGGAACAACAAATCTTTATTATACAACAGCTAGAGCTAACACAGATTTTGACGCAAGGCTTACCACTAAAACAACTGACAATGTATCCGAAGGTTCAACAAATCTGTATTATACTACAGCAAGGACCAATACAGATTTTGATACAAGACTCGCTACTAAATCAACTGACGATGTAGCTGAAGGCTCATCAAATCTTTATTATACAGATGCTAGAGCTGATGGACGAATTAGCGCAGCAATCCTTACAGATATTGGCAATGTAAATGTTCCTGGATCAACTACCGCTGGAAATATGATGGTAGTAAATGGAACAGGAGATGGATATACTTGGGTCCCACAAAAGAAAGTATTAGATGATCTTAATAACGTAAATGCAGGATCACCAACAGATGGACAATTTTTACAATGGGATAACTCTACTAATAAATGGATACCAGGATCAAAAGAACCAACAGCACTTTCATACACTGCAGGCACAACTACTTTATCATATAGTGATGAAAACGGAAATACTACTAACATAGATTTGTCAGGATTATTAGATGAAGATTCTCGCTCAATAGCCTCAGGAACATTAGACTCAGGCACAGGCATTGTTACATTTACTAGAGACGATGGAACTACTTTTACAATGGATTTGTCAGCTTTATTAGATGATACTAATTTAGTTACATCCGTTGCTGGAAAAACAGGCGTTGTCACATTAGATACTTCAAATGTAACTGAACATACTTCTAATTTATATTACACTAACGGAAGGTTTGATTCTAGATTCAATACCAAAACAACAGATAATCTAACTGAAGGATCTACAAATCTTTATTATACAGATGCTAGAGTTGATGCTCGCATTCCTACAAATGTTAGCACCTTTACAAATGACTCTAATTATTTGACTAGCGTAGCGTCTCTTACAGATATTGGCGATGTAGCTATTGCAGGATCAACTAATGCTGGAAATCAACTAGTAGTACACTCTTCAGGAACAGGTTATGTTTGGGTTCCACAAAAGAAACTATTAGTCGATCTTAATGACATAGATGCAGGATCACCAAGTGACGGACAAGCACTAGTATATGATTCTGGTACTTCAAAATGGATACCAGGCAACGGAGGTATTGCACTAACTAATTTATCTGTAACCCAAAATAGCGCATCTGGTACAGGAACATTGGCATATGACAATTCAACAGGTGTCTTTACCTATACTCCTCCTGTCATTCCTACTGTATTGACTGATTTATCTATTATAGACGGTGCTGCTGGACAAGTATTAACAACTGATGGCGCAGGTACTTTTTCATTTACAACTGTATCTAGTGGTGGTGGTACCACCGTAGCACTTCTTACAGATATTGGTAATGTAAATGCACCAGGTTCACTTACTGCTGGAAATCAGATGATTGTAAATGGTGCAGGAACAGGATATACTTGGGTTCCACAAAAGAAAGTATTGGATGATCTTAACAATGTAGATGCAGGATCACCGAATACTGGCGATGTTCTTACATGGGATGGTTCTTCTAATAAATGGATTCCAGCTACTGTTTCAAGCGGAGGTGGTGGATCAACTACTTTAGCAGACTTAACAGATACAACCATAGGAACTCCAAGTGATGGACAAGCACTAGTATATGATTCTGGAACTTCAGCATGGGTACCAGGCACAGCAACAGGATATACAGATGCTCAAGCTGATGCTAGAATAGCTGCCGCTAGTATTGCTGATTTAAATGATGTATCTGGAACTACAACCGATGGAGATATCCTAACTTATAATGCTGCTACTAGCTCTTATGAATTTCAAGCAGGATTTAGTTTGACAGTACCAAGTGAATCTTCAGAAGCAATCAATGGAGAGATATTACAATGGGACTTTGCTAATAATGAATTTGTTATAAAAGATATGTATGATTTAGCAACATCACAAAGAATATCTAGAGAAGAAACGGCTACTCAGGTTATTTATAGGTTTAACTAATGACAGTAAAGTTGCATTTAGAAAAAACAAAAAACCCAACGAATGAATTTGCAATCGAAGACGATTATGCAATGGACTTGGGACTAGTTGTTGGAGTTCCATCGGGTGATTCAATTACAGGAAAGGATCGTGTTGTAATTGCTGACGCATACATGACTTCGGATATGACAAAGAAAGTTTATTTAAAAGATTTATTTTTTTCAGGACACCCAGCTATTGTAAAAAGATCCTACACAGAAATTGTGTTTGGTGGCGGATTTGGCGGAGGTGGTACTGGACGTCGTAGCACAGTTGAGCGATTAAGGTATGATGATATTATACCAACTATTGTTCATACAAACGATTTGAATAATGGAAAACACTATCTAGCAGGCACATCAGATGGAAGACAGGCTGTATTTGGGGGAGGAAGTGGTGCTGCTGATTTAATTCAAAAGCTAAAATTTGATGATAGCATACCTGCAGTTCAATTTACCAATAGATTATCAACAAATAAAAGAGGATTAGCAGGCGCTGCAAGTTTTGGAGAAGCACTATTTGGTGGCGGTGTAACAGATGTATCAGCAATTGATAAAGTTAAATTTGATGATTCTGCTATGGTAGTTATGACTAACGGACTTTCTGTAGGTAGACATTATTGTGCTGCAGGATCAGATAGGAATCAAATTTGTTTTGCTGGCGGTGTTAACTCTTCTGCAGGGCAATTATCAAGCATAGAAAGATTTAGATATGACGATGTTGTACCCTCTTATACACTATCTAATTCCTTAACTGTTCCTAGAAATAGATTATCTGGAGGATCAACAGAATTTGAAATGATATTTACTGGTGATAGTGATAGTGCAACTAATTCTCCACTATTTGAGAAAACAAGATTTGATGATTCTGTTTTTACATCAGTATTTGTAAATACCTATTCCCAAGCAGTTCATAGTGCTACTGCACAATCAAATGGTTTTGATGGATTATTGATAGCAGGAGGAAATTTACATTCAGGGGATACAACAGATACAGTTGAATCTGTAAAATTTGATGATAGTGCTCACGCAATACATACAAATTTACTATCAGAATCAAAATATGGATTAGCGAGCGCCCAAGGTTATTGATATGCCAAAAGATATTATTATAGTTGCCGATTCATTGGATGGAATAAGTGTTGGAGAACTAGCAGATTATGTATTCTGTTTAGATGGGCATGGTGCTGGCAATCAAGCAATTATGGTTGGAGGTTCTCTTACTAGCACTGATACTCCTACCGCTGACATAGAAAGAGCTAGATTTAACGATGATATGGCAACAGTTATTCACACCAATTCGTTAAACACTAGTAGAAAAGCACACGGCGGAACATCAAATAACTATGATGCTGTAATGGGTGGCGGAGAAAATACAACATCTACCCATTTAAGTAGTGCTGAAAAAATGAGAATCGATGACTCTACGGTTGTAACAACAATGTCAACCAATATAGGATTAGGAATTAGACATCATCATGCAACAGGAAACAAATCTAATATATGGTTTATAGCTGGAGAAGGCACAACAGGATTATTAGCAACATCAAGAAGAATAGCATATGATGATACTGGATCAGTAGTAGTAGCATCAAATAGCCTAAACACTAATAGAAATCATGCTGCAGTTGCAGGAAATGGAGAATCAGCCATTATATTTGAAGGTGAGAATGCTTCAGGCAATGCAATCCCAAATAACGAAAAGGTTCTATTAGCAGACACTATTGCTGTAATGGTTATGGATAAAACACTTCCTACTAGAAGATCAAAAGGTGATGCTTGCTCAAACGGAAAAGAAGCAATTATTGTTGGCGGACAGAATCCTGGAACTGCTGCTGAATATGATACTGTAGAAAAACTTAGATTTGATGATCTTGTAGATACAATAACATTGACTACAACTGTTACAAATCCAGGATATTGGATGACAATGTCAACCAACAGTACAGAAGGATTGATTGCTGGAGGATTATCTAGTTTAAGAACTATAGGCACAGTAGTATTACAAAGAATTAAATTTGATGATTATGCTAATACTATACATAGTAATGATCTATCAAATTCAGTATATGATGCAGTGTCGGTTTCGGGATATTAAAATGAGGACTTTGAAATAATGTTAAAGGTAGCAGGTGAAAATTTAAAAAGTAACCTTACAAGAAGTAATGGTGAAGACTTAGCATTTGAGTATAATCTTTTATACTTTGATGTCTCAGAACAAAGAATTGGTGTAAAAACTGGAACTCCTCAAACTGACTTTGACGTTTTAGGCGAAGCGCAATCGTATGTCCAAAGTATCACCGAATCAACATATGCACACAAATGGAGCTTTCAACTAGATGCTAACGGAACAGTAAATGGAAAATTAGCTCTACACTATAACGGAACAAGACAATACTTGTTTGGTGATAACGGAACTTTTAACGCAGGTTATGTTTCTGTAGCACAAGATATCACAGCAATGAATAATGCTTACATAAACGGAAATGCTTTTGTAAGTAAAGGTGTTATTGGCGGCGATGTACAATTAGGGGTTACAAATCCAAACCAATTAGATACAGCCGTAGGAGATTTAACTGTTACAAGTGCTACAGGCAATGTAAATATAAAAGGCAACTTGTATGTCAATGGAGTTCAAATTGACAATAACGCAACTCATGTAGGCAACACACCTCCAGCTACAATGGTTGAAGGTGATATGTGGTTTAGCACAAACAATGCTAGACTCTATATTTACGCAGGCGGATCTTGGATCCAGCCAGGCTATTCTATGTCACATGGATTAGCTACTTCAATGGTCCCCCCAACAACCTCAGACGACAGATTGAAAACAAGAACAGGCAATTTAGGCAAAGTATTAGATAAAATATCAAAACTAACCACATTCAAATATACGCCTAACGCACTAGCTGAATCGCTAGGTGTAAAAAATAGAGGCGAAGAATATGGTATGAGTGCCCAACAAGTGCAAAAACAATTTCCTGAACTTGTAAGATTATCTGAAATGGATGAAGGCGCACATGGCGAGAGTCTTTCTGGACAAGATTATTTGACTGTAGATTATGCTAGAATGACTACAATACTTCTTCAAGCCGTAAAAGAATTAACCAAAAGAGTCGAAGAATTAGAAAAAGCTACAACTTAATACAATAGGTTGAATGCTATAAATAACATAAAGGAAACATTTATGCCAATATCATTTCCACAAGGTACAACAGTTGGTGAACTTTATACTGAAGGAGGAACTACTTGGAAGTGGAATGGAACTGGTTGGGCAACGGTAAGTGCGGATCAATTATTTGCCTCTGCTACAGCACCTGCAAATCCAATCGACGGCAATACTTGGTATGATATGAATACAGGCAAATTGTATTTTTATATGGGCGGAGCTTGGATACAAGCAAAAACGGCTGTTTCAATATAAGGAGAAATAAATGGCAATAGCATTCCCAGAAGCAACCACTGTAGGGCAAACATATACAGATGGAACTTCAACCTGGGTGTATAACGGAACTGGATGGGAATATTTAGACCCGTCAAAAACTTACTTTCAAGCTGATGCTCCAACAGTAGCAGTTGAGGGCCAACATTGGACTGATACTGATAATGGCAGGCTTTATACATATTTAGATGGGCAATGGATTAACGAAGGGTCAGTATTTACGACTGCATCAGCTGAAACTGATAAAGCTGTCGCAAAAAATGCTTGGGGAGTCAATCCTATTGGGCGACCAATGACATGGAGAGAATCAATAAGCCTGCACCTAAAATACTCAAAAGAAAATCCTAATGTTTATGGTGATGCACTTAGTGATCGATTTGGCTGGGGTGTTGGTATCACTGATTCATACTTTATAGTTGGAGCATATTGGGAAGAGGATGCTGGCGGAAATAAATCTGGTAAAGCATATATTTACGACACATCAACAGGAAATTTACTTTATACACTAGACAACCCTAATGTTGATGGCACATCAGCAGATGATTTTTTTGGTTATTGTGTTGATATATCTGAATCTTATGCCGTAATTGGTGCATATGGAGAAAGTGATACTGGCGGAACTGCTTCTGGCAAGGTATATATTTACGACACATCAACCGGAAATTTACTTCGTACATTAAATAACCCAAATCCAGAAACCACTGCTAGATTTGGCTGGGGTCTTGCTATTTCTGATTCATATACTATAGTTGGTGCTCCTCATGCAGATGAAGGAGCAGTAGCCGACTCTGGTAAAGTATATATTTACAACACATCAACAGGAAATTTACTTTATACACTAGACAATCCAACCTCTGGTGGTACTACCCCTAGGTTTGGATACCGGGTTGATATATGTGAATCGTATGCTATAGTTGGCGCACCATATGAAGATCAAGGAGGAGCCAACTCTGGTAGAGCATATATTTACGACACATCAACAGGAAATTTACTTTATACACTAGACAATCCAAATGTATTTGACGTAGCTGATAATGATCTATTTGGTTATGCTGTTGCTATATGTGAATCGTATGCTATAGTTGGTGCACATGGAGAAGATGATGGATCAAGTAACCCAGGTGGTGGTACAGGATTATGGTCTGGTAAAGCATACATTTACAACCCAGCAACAGGTGCTCTACTTCATACACTAGACAATCCAAATGCTCTTACTACAACAGCAAGTGATCAGTTTGGTTATGGTGTTGATATATGTGAATCGTATGCTATAGTTGGTGCTCCTAATGAGAATCATACTTCGTCGGATCTCTACTCTGGCAAAGCATACGTCTTTGATCCAGCAACAGGAAAGTTACTTGATACAGTAGACAATCCTAATTTACAAAGCACAGGAAGAACAGATAGATTTGCGGAGCAAGTAGCTATATGTGAATCATATGCTATCGCCGGGGCATACGGTGAAGAATCTAGTGATGCCCAAACTGACTCAGGAGCTGCTTATGTTTTTGAACCCAATATTATAGCAGGAATAGATTCGTTTTATAGTACAGTCTCAACAGATAATATGACTACCCTCAATGTAGAAAATACGACAGAGCAGACATTCCCATTTGTTGGATATTCAACAGGATCAGATGCTAATACAACAACAATAGCAAGACTCATGCGGGTAAGACTAAACAATCTAGGGGCTGTTAATATAGGAGCTTCCCAAAATATTCCTCGAACAATAACTACAAGTTGGGATTCGGATACTAATCAATTTGTTAATGAGAATGGATCAACAACTGTACCTAATTTAAGAGCAGGCATATCCTATTATGGTATGTTGATTTATGCAAGATCCTTCCCTGATAATTCATTTGTATATCCTTGTTGGGCTATAATGGGTATGAATCCAGATACTAATGAAGTACAAATACCAGGATTTCCAGGATATCTTGGACAGTATGAATCAATAGCTGCTGCTAATTCAAGACTGTTTTTTGTTGGCGTAGCTGATGATGGAGAACATATATCCTTATTGTCAAATCCAGCCACTATAATCCAACCAACACACATAGGCACTAATCCTGCTGGATTTAATGCTGAATGGCTGGGATCATCTAGTCCTGGTGCATTACCACCAGCGGAAGCTATGGCTAAACCTTGGACAACTGTATAAATATTATAAAGGAGAATATGAATGGCACTTACATTTCCTGCAGGCTCTGCAGGCAACTTATATACTGAAGGAGATAACACTTGGGAGTATAATGGAACTGCTTGGGACCGATTATACAGTGACGAAGTGTATGTACAAGATACTCTCCCAACAACTCCAACACCAATAACAGGTAACTATTGGTTTAACACAGAAAACGGCAGAATGTATTTCTATGACACTTCAGGGGCATGGGTACAAATGGGCTCTGCCTATCAGCCAACATAATAAGGAGACTTAAATGGCAGCATTTGCTTTTCCCACTGGAACTACTGTAGGAGAACTATTTGAGCACGAAGGACGAACTTGGGCTTGGAATGGTGGACAGTGGGTTACAAAAAATAAAAAGACTATTTTTGCTCAAGATACTGAACCTGAGGATGTAATTGAAGCGAATAGGTGGTTGAATACAGAAAATGGCAAACTGTATTTTAGAACACAAGATACTTGGGTGCAACCAAGAATAATGTAATATTGCTAAATATATAAAGCTACTGATTTTTAAAGGAGATAAGATATGGCTTTTGCTTTTCCGAGCGCAACTACTGTAGGACAGTTATATACCTACGGCGCGACTACTTGGGAATGGGACGGTACTGTATGGAATGTTCAACCATCCTTCGGTGATGTTCAACTCTCAATTACAGCAGACAACGAGATTGACACTAAGACTTTAGACTTGATCTTAGACTCTGCAACTGGTAATACACAAGTTGATGACAACTTGGCTGTAACTGGCACATTAGATGTTACAGGTATTTCAACATTTACAACTGACGCTTCTGTTGGTGGAACATTCACTGTAACTGGCGCTACAGCACTTGGTAATTCTTTGGCTGTTACAGACGCTACTACATTGAATGGCGTTGTTTCCTCAAACACTATTACTCCATTGGCTACTGCTACATACGATTTAGGTACTGCTTCTAATGTTTGGAATAACATTTATGGTAGCAAAGTAGTTCTTGGTGATTTGACAATTGATGGCTCAAACAACACTATTAGTTCAGCAACCAATGCTATTGTTATTGATCCTTCCCCAAGTGGTGATGGCGGTGATGTAACTATTGCTGGTAACATTTTGATTACAGGCTCCACAACTGGTGGAACAAGCACACTTGGTAATGTAACTATTACAGGTGACTTGACTGTAAATGGAACTACAACTACAGTAAATTCAACTACTGTAACACTTGATGATCCCGTTATGACACTGGGTGGCGACACTGCTCCTACTACAAACGACGGATTGGATCGCGGTATTGAGTACCAATGGCACGACGGCACAGCAGCAAAGGTTGGTTTCTTTGGCTTTGATCGCTCAGTTCAGAAATTTACCTTTATGCCAGACGCAACTAACACAGGCGAAGTTTTCTCAGGAACACTGGGCAACGTAGCATTTGGTGGCGCTGACTTTTCAGGTCATGTTATGCCATCAGCAGACAAAACATACGACTTGGGCCATGAATTGACGATGTGGAACCATGGTTATTTTGACTCCATTACAGTTAACAACTTGACAGTTCCAAGCACTAACTTTGGTAATATCCAAATTGCTGTAACAGATGATCAAACTATTGACACAATTACTGGTGATTTGGTTTTAAGTTCAAATAGTGGCAACGTTAGTATCAACGGAGCTACCACTGTATCTGGAGCAACTACACTAAGCTCAACTTTGGGCGTAACTGGCGCAGCTACAATGTCATCAACTTTGGACGTAACTGGAGTGGCTACACTTAGTGATGCATTGAATGTAACAGGCGCAGCAACATTGAGTTCAACTTTGGCTGTAACTGGTGCGGTAACTGCTGGTGATACATTGGCTGTGACAAACGGCGCAACAGTTGGCGGAACACTTGGTGTAATTGGCGCAAGCTCACTTGCTGGTGTAGCTGCCGATACTATCAACCCAAACGCTGATTTGACATGGGACTTGGGCGGAGCAGCTCTTCGCTGGACTAACATTTATGCTCAAACCATTCACATGGTTGATCCTGCAACTCCAGCAGTAAATATTCCATTGACAGTACAAGGAAACGACTTGTATGTTGATGGCGTAAAAGTTGGCGGAGCTTGTACAGTTGATACCGCAGCACCTGCCTCTCCAGATGAGGGCATGATGTGGTTGGATCGCAACTCAGGTATTCTTTATATTTGGGTCGTAGATTCCGGCACAGGCGTAGGAAACTGGATCCAGCCTCTATAATAATCCATATATGTCAAGCTCTTTGGAGCTTGACATTTCTGCATAAATACACTATAATATTTAAAGAGAGCTAATGGCAACGACATTTAGATTTTTTAGTGTAAAATCAAAAGAAACTTACCCAACAACAATACAATTATCAAGAATCGCAAACTCGTCTGACTTTACGACATATATGAATCGAGGACCTGTTCAAGTTGCAGGACAAGACATTACCCAAGGCAAACCAGTTAATGCAGTATTAGACGCAGTAAAATGCCCAACTACAAATAAATTAGTTTATATAAGCGCCTTAAAATATCTCAATCTTCCTTATATCCACCAGCTATATCCAAGAAATATTTCTATAATAGTAATGGGAGGAAGAGGAGAACCCTTGGGCTTTGATGAAGATGGAACTCCAATCCCAAATTATCTTGATCATATAGATCAAGTCAAATTCGATGATTTGGCTCATAAAGTTGGTACTATTCCTGCTGAAGATAATGCATTTACTACTACCGCCTCAGTTACAAGAAATTATGATGTTGCTGCTTTTCGTACAAACGGAACCGCAAATTGGTCTGGATCATTTAATAGAACCAATTGGAAAGTTGGATATGGTGCTACGACTACCAGCGGCATCGAAAGCTCTGCAACAGGAAATTTAGTATCTAATTATACTGATATTCATAATGTAGCAATGGAAAAATTTGATTTTATTGGTGGCAGTGGAGGATATCTCTATCAAACTGATATAGACAAATATCGATGGGATGACCCTAATGTTGTTGCAGTTGCAGCAAACCCAATGTCACAAACATATTATAGAGCTAGCACCGTAGGACAGGAATATGATTACTTAAGAGTAGGTGGTAGAGTTCCAGGAATGAGTAATTCCATAACTGGAATATCTGGAGAGAAACACAGATATGCGGATGATGCTGCTGCAGTAACAACAGCCAATTATAATGCTATCACTAATGGAACTATGCTAGAATATAATGGCGATGTTGTGAGTTATTCTACATGGTCCTTTTGGAAATTCAAATATGATGATCCAACTACTTCCACAGTTCTAACATATAGAACCTCTACTAGAGCAGCCGGCCATGTAAGCGCAGGAGATTATGCTGACGGAAGTGCGTATGTATCTAATGGTTGGACTTCTGCTGGTTCTCAGAGCGGAATAGGAAACGATGTTATACAAAAAATGAAATTTGATGATAGCGCCGCCTGTCAAATACTTTCTACAAGACTACAAGAAGCAAAACAAGCCGCTTGTGGTGGAGGAATAAGCTAATGGCAGCCATTATATTTGCCGATGGATTTTTTGATATTACAACATCTGATTTAGCTGATGCAGTTATAATTGACGGGCACGGGTGTGCTGATGTTGCTATATACAATGGCGGGCGTCCGTCAATACCAGGCTCTCAAACAGATTCATTACAAAAAATAAGATTTGATGATAGTGTGGTAGTTACAACATCAACAACTACTATGGTTGAAGATAGAAGACATCACTGCTCAACATCTGATGGAACAAATATATATGTAGCACAGGGTAGAGGATCTGGTGGATACAGACAAGCAGTAGAAAAGTTTCAAATCTCATCAGAAGCATCAGTAACTATTACAAATAATAATCTAACCTCAGCACGAACTGGACTGATGGGAACTGGAACCGCTACAGAACAATATTTCTTTGGTGGTAGAAATGCGGGATCGGGAATGTTCACCGTAATAAACGCTCCAGACAGACTAAGAAATGATGACTCGGCAGCAGCAACAACTTATCCAAGTTTTACAGTAGCACGATGGCATCATACTGTAGCAGGCAATGGAGAAGATGCTTTTGTTTGCCAAGGTTGGAGTGACGAAGCAAGAGATGGAATTATAGCAGGAGCTGCCACAGCATCATATGAAAAATATCGTATGGCAGGATCATCCTCTACTTCTATATTTGTATCCTCTATGGATTCATATTTAACAGCACGAAACGATGTTAACGGAGCATCTGGAGGAAATTGTATTGTGCTAGTTGGCGGGGAAGAACCAGATTATAGTGCTAATTGGAATCAAATTAGAAAATTAAGATATGACGATTATGTTCTTACTTTATCAATAACACTAGCAACAGCCACAAAGGAAGTTCAAACCTGCTCCAATGGCGATGTTATTATGGGCGCTGGCGGACATGATTTGATAGGTGACGGTGACGCTATAAGCAGAATAAACCATATTCGTCACGAGGATATGATAGAAATAATAACTACAAGTAACAGTCTAGCGAGCAACTCAACTGAAGGAGCTGTGAGCTCTGGCATATAATATAGAGGATTATGACAACAGAAATTGATATTAGACAAGTACCAAATGATATCGCTGTAAAACTTGAAGCAACCCTGCCTATAGTACAAAAACAAATTGATGAACTTATTGTTTCTAAAAACGCAGAAACAACTATTGCTGATTTACAATATTCAGGACAAACACCTCTTGTATGGTTACAACAATGCGCCATGCAACAACAAAACCGTTTGAACGCTTTACGAGAAACTTGGTTTAGACATAAGAAAAATGAATTACGAATAGAACAATATCGTATGAAAATCAATGATCCTATGGCACAACTAAAAGCAGAGGAACTTGAAGCAGGACTTGAAAGTTCTAGAACTGCTATTCGTAACGCAATGGAAGAATTACAAAGCTATCAAGATCAAATTGATGCACTACGAAAAAACTTTAATCTTCCAGATGAAATTCCACCCGAGATGGTTCGTGAGAATGATAAGCGTGAAAAAATCCGCGGAGCATTTAGGAGAGCTATTGAGGAATTCCAAGCCACAGGAACTATTCCTAGAGGAATCCAAGAGAGTTTAGAATGGAGCGGAATCCATCCACTAGTAGCAAGACGGCACTGTTTAGAATATATTCAAACTGTTGAGGAATTATTTGAGGCAGGAAAAGCACCTACTATTAGACACTTACTCAATTGGCTAGATGAGATGGAAGCCTTATACATCAACTGTCCTAACGAAGTAGTAGAACATCACCTCAAAAATAAAATCCTAGACTGATAAATATTGTAAAGGAAGGAGCAAACTATGATTAGTTTTCCCGCATCGCCCTCAAGTGGGCAACAATATTCAGAAGGCGGAACTACTTGGGAATATAATGGCACTGTATGGAATGTTATTGCTGAAACTACAGGCGAACAAACTGTAGATAATATTCAAGTAGGCGTAACAACTGACAACACTATTGATACCTCCTCAGGAGATTTAGTATTAGGAGCTACTGGGAATGTTGTATTAGCAGCCGATCTCATCACAACAGGATATAAAATCAACAGTTCCTATGAACTTCCTGGAGCTGATGGAACTGCTGGGCAGATATTAAAAACAGATGGCTCAGGCACCGTGTCCTTTGCAGATCCAACACGAACCTTTGGTAATATTAGAATTGGTGTTGATTCCGACCTAAAGATTGACACAACTTCGGGTACTTTGATTCTCGACTCTGCATCTGGTAATATAACTGCATCAGGAAATGTAAATATTACAGGCTCAATTGCACCTATTATTAGTGCTGTTTACAGTTTAGGAGCAACAACTAATACCTGGGGAAATGTATATAGTCTTGCAACCACAACAAATAACATAAACACACTCTCAGGAAACTTAACAGTAAGTTCAGTAGGCGGTACTGTAACAGTTATGGGCAGTGTTAATTTTAATGGTAACTATACATTCCCAACTACAGACGGAACTACTGGACAAGTGCTAACAACTAATGGCAGCGGTACAGTATCATTTGTAACACCACCACAAACACTAGCAGATTTTAATATTATGGAAGGAACTTCTGGACAACTGTTACACACTGATGGAGCAGGAATGCATACTTGGAGTAGTAGTTCAGCGGCAGGTTTTACATTTGGTAATCTTCAAATTGGTATAGTTGATGGCAATACTATTGACACAACTACTGGAAACCTAGAGTTAGACTCAGCTAGTGGTATGACATATGTTGTAGATGATTTATATGTAACAGGAAGTATTGACTTTTTAGGTACACTAACACAAAACGGAAATATGGTTGATACTGGAAATCCAGATCCACGTATTGTTAGAGAAGAATCTGGTACTGATGTAACTTACACCTTCAACTAATAAGATTGATTAGATTCATCACAGTATCTAATTTAACTTGATTGATACGATTATTTAGAGTATTTTTTAGGCCTTGATGTAATGGTCGAGGCCACTTCTTATAACTTACCCAAGCATATCCATCATGTTCTTCATTTAGCACAGGAATAAATTCTTTTTCAACTAAACAAAGATATGTATGAAAAGTAAAAAAGTTATCATTACTTACATAAGTTTCTAAAGGAATAGTTTTTTTGATTTCAGTAGGTGATATTTCTTCTACAATTTCTCGCTCAAGAGCATTCCAAGGAGTTTCTTTTTCCTCATTTACACCTCCCACAAGCCCCCATGTATCAGAATGCTTACTGCGAGCTCGATGTAAAAATAAGAATCTATTAGATGATAGAGCATAAAATAATGCCCCGCTACAGATAACTTTTTTCATACAAATAGTTATCTTAATACACTAGTGCCCAAGTTCCATTTGAGTATTCTCCCTCATAGCTCAATAGCCATTCAGCTCCATCATATTTGTATTGAATGCCAGTGTTTAGATTTGTAGTATATACAGTCTGATCATTATAATGTAAATCAGCATCAAATACTATCCACCATCGCTGTCCGTCCCACTCAATAATGTCATTAGCACTAGCAACAAAATCTGATCCATCATAATTTTTCCAAGCATCTGGACCATCTTCATTATCTTTATTGCCAATATCCTCATTTAGAATTAGAATCCGCATCCCAACTCTATTCAATTTAGTAACATCTACTTTGAATGGATCTATAATATAATCTATTTTAGTATTGTCGCCTAACGGTCCTGTAAGAACTGTATCGCTTGGTAATGTATCCATATCCCAATCTACAAGCATCTCATATTCATTGTCAGGATTGATATGAACATAACCTGCTAGTGGAGATTCAAAATCACTGCGATATAATTTTACTTGTGTTAGATGCGGCTCATAACAATCACCTTTAGGGTGTGCTTTAATATAATCTCGCCAAGGAAGTATGCCTTCATCTCTGTTATCAATAAATGTTAGTTTATCATTTAGGACTAACAAATCATAATTTTTATATGTAGTGGACCAAGCTACTGTATTTGGCTCTGGGCGCGATGCTCTCATACCTTCACTTGCCATACCTAATGTTCCATCCTCATTTATAACTGGACGAGTTTTTGTATCAGACAAATATGCTCTGTTAGAAGCATATGCTAACATCTCAGGCATAGTCTCACCACGCTCAACAGATCCGTGTTGCTCATTGAATATAGATGTAATAATATTATGAATTACATTTAATCGTTTTACTTTAGCTGGGGGTGATATGAATATTGGTGTTGAAAACCCTAATGTAGCAATATCAATTTCTGTTTCTGTGCTACCACCACCTACTGATCGGCTACTAAATGTAATAGAGTCTAGCTCTACGACAGTAAGTGATGTCCAATCAACAAAATTGTCTGTTGTTTGTATTTCTAAACTTGGATTGAACAGCATTAGAATCTGTTCCATTAGTTGTAACTTTTGATCTGTATTAGTTGTCCATATATCAGCATTGACTGATAATTTATATGGCGTAGGCATAAGACGCTCTACAGTATAGTTACGTCCTTCCTTGTGCAAATATTGTTGATTATCTTTATCAAAAGCTCGCTCTCTAATTTGGACTTTGCTAACAAATGTACTATCTGATGATCTCTCACGATCCATCTCTAAATTTGTAATATACAAAGCAATCTTTGGGGCAGACTGCGCCATATTTTCACTACCGTCTTTGATTATAAAAGCAGCGGATCTTGATGGATCACCATACATTACAGGAACTTGTATAAGCTCTCCATCGCCATCTTTATATGTAAGATAGCTCAACATTCTTATTAGTTGTAAAATATAACGCCGTATCTGTGCATCATAAAACCATTGCATTATTTGCGCCTCCCTGGTGTATTACTATCGCATTCCTCAGGGTTATCTAAATGTGGCATATCTATTTTAGGGCGTAATGCCTTACTCAAACTTTGCCGTTCTGGAATATCCTCGCCACAAATTTCTGTAGAATTTGTGTTATTGATAAATGTACCTTTTTGTGTATATCTATCTTCACGTGGTGTCAATGTCATTCTCACATTATCCTCAAATTTCATCCAACGTTTTCCATCATATCTAAACAGTCTATTAGGAATCATATCTGTTCGTAACCAATAATCACCGTCAATACCTGTAGGTGGAAATGATATACCACACCCAAAAGGCAATCCATTTGGTGGGATTCCGTCTCCTAACAAGTAACCCATGTATCCTTCTTTTACTGGATTTCTCATAACATGATCAATAGATCCACTTAATTTGTGTGTACTGGCATCAATCATCGTTGTATCAGCTCTAACGAGTTCAGGCTCTCCGTTAGCATTAACTTGTAATGTAAAGAAATGTTGAGTCTCATAACCACTCAGTAATGCATTTGCTTCAGCATCTTGTACAATAGCTTCGTTGATAGCAAGTTCTTTTTCTCTAGTAGAGTCAGCATCAATATCTTTAAATTCTTGCCCTGCTGCTATTTGTTTCAGCTTTAGTCTATATAAATGCGGAAACCAAGTTGGCGAATATCCTTCTGCTGGGCGTGTAATATCCTCAACTACATAAAAGTTTTTAAGAGCATATTGAAAATCATTTAGCGCATACTCATCTCGCAAATGTGGAAGTTCTACAACATCACCTATAACAATTTTTCTACCCAATGTTTTTACTGTACTATTCATATGAATAGTTAGAAACAGCATGTCGTTACTTAGGAACATACCAAACTGGGATAAGTTGAATTCTAAATCTTGTAAATTATAAATCCCACGAATGGTATAAATATTTTCTTCATACTTTCTATCTCTATTTTCTAAAAATAATAAGTCTTGAATATTTGTTACACTCATTTCATCATATTGAGGTGTTGTAGCAGTAGCATCCTCATCTGTTGGATTAGTTGTTCCTAACAGTAAATGTAAATTTACATCAGTCCCACCAACAGTAAACATCTCAAAGATTCTATCGTCAATAAACTGATAATCTTTCCCACGTTCGGGTTTGTATAAACTTAGTCTGGGCAAAACGATTCCTTTTAAAGATTTATTGTATTTATCGCTATAGAAATAAATACAAGTAGGAGAATATTTATGAAGGACCTACGAGCAGCAAGACAAGATATATTTGATTACATTTATAATATGCTTGGCGGTGGCATGGTTGATGTTGAACTAGACCCATCGCATTACGAAATATCTTTAAATAACGCATTAGATAGATATCGACAACGCTCTGATAATAGTGTTGAAGAATCTTATTTCTTTTTACAACTAATACGAGATCAAAACAACTACACACTTCCACGAGAGATTATGGAAGTAGAACGCATATTTCGCAGAGGGCTAACCTCACGCTCAGGATCTTCTACAGGCGGATTTGATCCATTCCAAGTAGGACAGACAAATACATACTTGTTGAACACGCAAGGAACCTCAGGCAATTTAGCTACATTTGAATTATACTCAGGCTTCCAAGAGCTTGCTGGTAGAATGTTTGGAGGATTTATCGAGTTTAATTGGAACCGGACCACAAAACTGCTAACTATATTACAACGTCCATCGGCGGACGACGAAACACTACTGTTGAAATGTTATAACTATCGTCCCACAGAACAACTGCTAGACGACTACCAATCCGGCTATTGGATCAAAAGTTACGCACTTGCACAAGCCAAATATATGATTGGCGAAGCGAGGAGTAAGTTTGCTAGTATCGCAGGACCACAAGGAGGTGGTACACTAAATGGCGATGCACTCAAAGCTGAAGCACAACAAGAAATGGAAAAACTTGAGAAAGAGGTTGGAGACGCAACAGCAGGAGGAACTGGGTACGGCTTCTTAATAGGATAAAATGATAATAGGCCTATGTGGTTTAATTGGTTCCGGCAAAGGAACTGTAGCAGACATTCTAGTCAAAGAACACAACTTTACAAAAATTTCATTCGCGGATAAACTAAAAGATGGTGTCTCAGCTATGTTTGGCTGGGACAGACAAATGCTTGAGGGTGATACACCTGAGTCACGTGCGTGGCGTGAGGAAGTAGATTTCTTTTGGACTAGGGAACTAGGAAGAGAAGTAACACCTAGACTCGTATTACAACTGTATGGAACAGAGTGTATGCGAGAAGGATTCTATGATGGTATTTGGGTAAGCCTAGTCAAACAGCAATTACTATCTAATAGAGATACAAATTTTGTTATACCTGATGTAAGATTTGTAAATGAAATTAATATGATTAAAGGACTAGGAGGAAATATTTGGCGTATAAAGCGTGGGAACGATCCTGTTTGGTTTACGCACTATACAAAGCTAAACATTATACCTGATAATATTCATCCTTCAGAATGGAACTGGGCTACAAGTAAAATGGATTCTATTGTGAATAACAATGGAGATCTCAATATGCTCAAATCATATCTGGAATCAAATCTCCTTGTTTCCACCTAATATTTTCTTTGTGCAATATCCTCTGACAATTAGCGCAGACAGTTTTTAGATTTTTTATTTTACAATTTGTAAGATCTCCGTCGATGTGAAATACATTGAACTGCTCTGCGTGATTGCTTTTGTAGCTACACTTCTCACAATAATTCTTCATCTCATAGCCAGCTCGCTTCCAAAAAGGAGCCCTAGTCTTATTTGTTTGTCGCAAACACTTGTCGCATTTCCTGCGATAGTATGCTTTTCCTTCTTTATAATAATTGATTCCTGCCGGCTGAGAGTTACAACTCTCACATAAGGGCCGTGTTTTGCGTTCCATGCAAATATTTATATCCTTTTCGTTGTCCTTTTCGATGGTTTGTAACAGCCTAGATTTACGGGTATATGCTAAATACAGTTAGCGATTTATTTTTTAAGCCTATGAGGAGATAAAATATGGCATTAGTATCCCCAGGTGTACAGGTTACTGTCGTTGACGAAAGTTTTTATACGCCGGCTGAACCAGGTACCTTACCTATGATTTTTGTTGTTTCCGCTGGAAACAAACCTAATGGATCAGGAACAGGTGTTGCTCCAGGAACACTGAGCAAGAACGCAGGTATTCCATACTTGCTAACTTCGCAACGTGACTTGGTTGATACATTTGGCGACCCGATCTTCAAAACAGATATTAACAACAATCCAATTCATGCTAGCGAGCTAAACGAATACGGACTACAAGCAGCCTACTCATATTTAGGAGTAGCTAACCGAGCATGGATTACAAGAGCAGACATTGATTTGAATGAGCTCGAGCCACAAGCAGATGCTCCAGGTGGTGATCCGTCAGATGGATCATATTGGTTTGATACTAGCATTAGCCTTTGGGGTATTCAAGAATGGAAAGGAACTTCCGTTATTGATGGTGGACAAGTTTTCCAAAATAAAAAAGTAATCACAATTGATGAAGTTGGTGATACTGAAAATACTGGTAGCTATTTTATAAATGGTTACGCAGGGTATATTCCTAAAAAATCTATTGGAACTGTAGGCGATTATGCTGCTGTAGCAACCTCTACACTAAACAGAATTTTTTATCGAAATATTGAGGGCAATTGGGTATTAGTTGGAAGCCCAGCATGGGTTAAGAGCCATCCAGTAATCAAAGGAACTACAGCCAATCCAATCTTCAATCAATCTAATCCAGGATCATTCAATATTGTAGTAAACGGAACACCAACTCCAATTACTATCAATACAGGTGACTCTATTGCTCAAATTGTAACAAAAATTGAAAATGCATTTGTAGCAACAGGACATATCCGTGCTAAAGAAGTTTATGGACGACTTGAGATTTACTCTGATGGAACTGACGGAGCTGGAAACTTAATTGAAACTATTGAGCTTATCAATATCCCAGGAACAGACAATCCATTAGGACCTATGTCCGATGAAGGGCTTGGTATTGACTTCAACGAAGCAACTAACCAAGGATTTTATAATATTCCAAAATTCCAAATCTCACGACATACAAATATTCCAGAGTATAAAATGAACGACGAGTTTCCACGCCCAACTGGATCTGTATGGATGAAGACAACTACTCCAAATTTAGGAGCAAAATACGTTGTTCGAAAATGGAATGACTCTACAAAACTTTGGGATAATGTTGATATCAATTTATATGACTCTCACGAAGAAGCATTATATTCCATGGATAAAGCAGGTGGCGGCGCTAACTTGCTAACTGGCAATTTGTATGCTGCTACTAACGTAGCAAACGATGAGCGCCCATTGGCAACAGTGAAGTTTTATCGACGTGACTCAGTAGCACCTACTTCCATCTCTGGCGCAAAGATTAATAAAGATGTATTATCAGTAGGAACGCACTCATTTAAGATTGCATCAACTGATGCTGCTATGCTTGAGTTCAGCCCTTGGGTATTAGTTACTGCAAATTATGATGGAGAATTTACTGATGCTAACTTATTGGCTGCGGCTATTAATGACTCCAATGTTCCAAATGTCAGCGCTCGTGTAAACATTCATAACAAAGTAGTAATTGAGCATTCATTAGGTGGTGAAATTAAATTCCAATATGATTCAAATACAATGGGCGACAATATTTTAGCTCAAGCTGGGTTTGTTCCATATAACGGAAGCACAGGCGCTCTAAACTTGTATTGGGAACAAGGAACAGACGACACATCATCCGTTAAAGAAATGCGCGGAAGCCTTTGGAATGTATTGAAGTATCAAGCTGAAAATAGAGAAATTAAAAATGCTACACTTCATGGAGCACTTTGGTATAACTCTATTGTAGATGAAGTAGATATTTTAGTACATAACGGACACGAGTTTGTAGGTTATTTATATGATGGAAAATCAGGAATGAGCCCACGTCCATCACCATACTATAATGTTGATGATCACTTACAACCAGATCCAATGGGTCCTCTTGTAATGGCGTCAGCGCCAGAAACACAAGAAGATGGAACTCCTCTTGTAACAGGTGATTTATGGATTGACACTTCCGATTTAGAAAACTATCCGTTGTTATACAAATATAACGGAGAAAGAACTGACTTGCCAGTAAAGAATCGATGGTTCCAAGTTGATACATCAGATCAAACAACTGAGGAAGGTATTTTATTTGCTGATGCAAGATACAATACACGCGGCGACAATAGCGATGAGCCCGGTGAAATTTCTGAAATGATTACAACAGACTATGTTGATCCAGACTCACCAGATCCAGCACTATACCCAAAAGGAATGCTGCTGTTTAATCTTCGACGAAGTGGCTTCAATGTAAAACGATATGAGAAAAATTATATTGATTATGTTGATAAGAATACACGATACAACGATCAACCAATGGGCGATGAAAGTATTGGTGCTTACTTCCGAGACAGATGGGTAACTGAATCAGGTAACCAAGTAGATGGTTCAGGATCATTTGGACGAAAAGCTCAGAGAAAAGTAGTAGTTCAAAAACTACAAGCATTGGTTAACTCAAACGAAGAGATCCGTGATGACGAATCAAAACTGTTTAACCTAATGGCATGTCCAGGTTATTCAGAACTTATTGGTGAGATGAACTCACTAAACTATGACAGAGGACTAACAGCATTTATTATTGGTGACTCGCCTTTCAGACTTCCGGCGAACGCTACGGTACTACAACAATGGGCAACAAATCAAAATCTTGCAGTAGAAGATAATGATAACGGTTTAGTATCAACTGATCCATATATGGCAGTGTATTATCCTTCAGGATTTACAAGCGATAACTTTGGTAACAATGTAGTAGTTCCAGCAAGTCATATGATGATGCGAACTATTGCTTTATCTGATCAAGTTAGTTATCCATGGTTTGCTCCAGCTGGAACAAGACGTGGTAACATTACAAACGCAACAAGCTCAGGTTATATTACAGAGGAAGGCGAATTCCGTAGTGTAGCATTGAACGAAGGTATGCGTGATACATTGTATAGCAACAATGTTAACCCAATTACATTTGTAACTGGTGCTGGACTTGTATGTTTTGGACAAAAGACTCGACAACTTGTA